TGGAGGACAATACAACAGGCGGTAATAATGCAGCACTTGGTACATTTGCTTTAGAAGCAAATACAACAGGAAACGATAATACTGCCATCGGTTACACCGCAATGGTTAACAGTACAGAGGGTTTTCAAAATACTGCTGTCGGCTCAAATTCGCTCAGAACAAACACAACAGGAGATAACAATGTAGCTGTCGGATATGGTGCGTTGTACAGCGCAACAACAGCTGACGCGAATACAGCCGTTGGTAGAGATGCACTAAACGACATCACCACTGGTCAGTTCAATACTGCTGTTGGCGCGTTCGCCCTTGATGCTGCCACAACTCCGTCCAACAATACTGCTGTTGGATATTTATCTTTAAGCGCAAATGTTAGTGGCTCAGAGAATACTGCTGTTGGCACTGCTGCTTTAGACGCAAACACCGAGGGCTCGCAACTTACCGCTGTCGGTTACAACGCGCTAGGTGCAAGTACTACTGCCAGCAGAAACACTGCTGTTGGTGATGTGTGTCTTGACGCTTGTACAACTGGCTACGACAACACTGCTGTTGGCAGAAACGCGGGTGGGGCCTTAACTACTGCGATTGAATGCACAAGTGTTGGTAGTGATGCGAATGAAAACCTGACGACTGGTGATGGCAATTCAGCCTTTGGCCGTCTTGCTGGATATCAAATCACAACGGGTGAATTTAACACCTGCCTTGGACGACGTGCAGGCGACAACCTTACAACGGGCAGCAGAAACCTCTGCGTCGGCAATGACGCTGAGGCACCTGCAGCAGACGCCACAGACAGCATTAATATCGGCTATCAAATCACGGGTCAAGGCTCTAACCACTTCACCTTCGGCAAATCAGGCAATATCGTTTACAACCAGTTCACCTCAAACGCATCATGGACTCGTTCATCTGATGTTCGCCTCAAGAAAGACATCCAAACCAACACTGATTTAGGTCTTGCTTTCATTAACGACCTGCGGACAGTCACTTACAAGTGGAAGGCGCCGTCAGATCTTGACCCCAATTTTTCTGGTTACGACGCAAGCAAAACTGAGGCTGATTACACCAGCAAAATGTATGGCTTTATTGCTCAAGAGGTCAAGCAGGCGCTAGACGATCACAACGTTACTGATTTCAACGGCTGGAGCGAAGACAGAGAAGGCCTTCAAGGCATCAGCTACGAAATGTTCGTTATGCCGTTGGTAAAAGCGGTGCAGGAACTATCGGCAGAAAATACTGCACTCAAGGCTAGACTTGATGCTGCAGGCATCTGACCTCTACTTTTCACAGAACAATGCCCGAAGAAAATTTGACTGCTGAAGAGATCCAGGCTCATTACGATGCTGCCTTGCATTCAGTCACGCGCATCACTGACCTGATGGCATTGGACAGCCGTGATGACGAGCAGACTGCAACGGTTGCCCGCAACGTCGAGCACCTGCAGATCATGGTCGCCAAGACATACTGGACGGATGCTCACGATCTTGCGCCTTTGAACGCTGCCATCACCGCTGGTTCTTGATGCAACGACCTGATCCGATGATCGCCGCTAAGCCTGGTGCGGAAGACGTGCAGGCTATGGCGGCTAGAACGCTGTGGCTGGAAGAGTTGTACTTCTTGGATGGCCGCGACCAGATCAGCCACCCTCAATATGGTCTGTTTACGGGTTTGGCCCTCAAATATCAGAACTTGACTTCGACTGACGGTATCTGATGGCTAAATCCCTGAACGGGCAAACATTTGTTGTCGGCAAACCGAAACGGACCACACAGGGAAATGGTCAACACTCACGCCCAAAAAAGGGCCGCAAGAGATACCGTGGTCAGGGAAAACGCTAATTCAACAAATGATCAAGCGTCTTGTTTTTGGTGTAGCCGCTGGCGCACTTGCCTTGGCTCCCCTCTCTGCCCGCGCAGATTGGTACGTCAACCCTGAACTGAACGTTGGTGTCGGTTTGGATTCTGGCGTTGGCTCCGGCATTCTTGAAGGCCATGTCGGTTTTGACTTCGACAATGGCGCTTACATTCAGGCTGGTCCTGCCGTGGTCTTCCCTGACGCTGGGGAGAAAGAGATCGAGTTCACCGGCAAAGCTGGCGTCAGCGGCGGTCCTCTTTACGGAGAGGTGTCTTTCAGCACTGGTGATGATTTCGGCCTCGGCTTTAAGACCGGAGCCAAATTCAGCTTCTGAAGCTAGGATTTGAGAGCACACACAGGAAGGGGCCCCGTCTGCACAGCGGGGCTTTTTTTTAGCCATGCAAAAGGTCTGCAATCTGCTGGGCGTTCTCGGCTTCGTGATGTCTGGAACATTGGCAATCGGCGGGATGCTGTTCTACACCCGCGTTCCTTCAATGGCAAAAAAGTACGTAAGTGAGCTGAAGCTGGAGCTGACGAAGACGATTCTTGATCAGGTGCCTGTTCCGGAGATGCCTGAGATGCCAAAGCTCCCAACGGAAACAGGCCCTGCGATTCCCTTCAAATAATCATTTTTGTGCCGGTGATTGGGTCAACGGTCTTCTCGTCATGAGCTTCAGGTCCGAAGCCTTCAGCCTTAATTTTGTCCCAATCAAGTTCTGGCGCGGGTGCTTGAGGTTTCTGGTCAAACGACGCTAACCATTCACGTAAAGCATCACCGGTTGGTGTACCTTTCGGCCACTTCACCCACTTGAGGATTGCTTTTGGATCGGTAAATGGTCTGGCAGATTTGCCGCACAGTACGGTGTAAACAACAGGCGGTCCTTCACGTCTGCGGTTACGTTCAATCCAAAGTTGACCTGCTGTAAACCGCTCTGACTTCATGGAGATCCGAGAGATCGTCGTACCTGAGATTAACTCGTCTGTTGATCTGCCACAGGTTGCAATACCGCAAGCACCGCCGATCACATTAGACATTGGCGTTCCAGTGATTGAGATACCTCACTTCAATCCAATGGATATGGAGCCTGAGGTTGAGCCACAACCTGTTAAACCTGCAGCTCCCAGACCTGCCGAACCACCAGCTGCAAAACCACCGCCGGTCAAGCTCCCCAAAAAAGAACCACCAGCAGCAACAGCACCAACGCCAAAAGAGCAATCACCTGTCGAGCCGAAACCACTCACTCAACGCATTGTTGAGGCGATCCCGACGATTCCGCAAGCTGTTAATACCGCTGGAACGTCAGCGATTGCGGTGTCAGCAGCATTGGCAACTCCTCTGCTGCTGAAGGCGATCAGGCCGACCATAAAGAAGTTGGCGAAAAAACTTCAGCAGGCAATCGGCAAAAAATCGAAACCAGAAAGCGTCAGTGAGCGTCGGAAGTTCCAGAGGTCGTTACGGAAATAGAATGGGTATGTGGAACGGGCCGGTAAACGAGCACGTCACGGCAGACCTTTTCGTAAGGGCTGTTTTTGGCGAAGCGAATTCCTTTCATCTTCAGCTCGCCGCAATGTTTGAGACGCGAGATCTCGAAGTCGAGCCGCTTGTTGGCAAGATGTTGTTTCTGGATCGCAATCTGCGTATCGACTGCATCCTTGCAACGGCGTTGCAGACCTTGATCTAGCGGAATCGTTGCCTGAACAGACAGGCCGAGGTTCCAGTTGTGATTGTCCTTCTGTCCTGTGCGCGTGTCTTTGTAGAAGAGCACATCGCCTGGGTTGTCCAGCACTCCATTGTCATCCAGATCAGAGAGGTCATAGACAGGATCTGGATAGCTGTACTCGTAGGGCAGGCCCCATGATTTGGTGCGGTTGAGGTATGGCGTGACAGTCAGCGTTGGACCTTGGCACTGAATGTTGCCGCCATAGGTGTTGGTGATTGCTGAGCCTTGAAGGATCTGCACAGCTTGGTTAGACACCGACCCAGATGATGTGGCAGTTGGAGATGCGGTTGCAGAGATACCGCCAACGTCTTGTGCGTTGACTGGAGCGGTGACGATTATTCCGAAAAGGAGGAAACCGTATCGGTAACGCTTGTGATTTCGGTGGTGCGTTGAATGGTGGTGATGTTTGACAACCCTGGTCCCTTCAGGCTTTCGACGAACTGAAAAGCTTCTCCGGGTTTCACGACTGACCAATTTGGTCGTTCTCCTAAAGAGGTCCATCCGTTGACCGTTGTGTTGGATACGGGGTTGATTGGGCCATCAGGCTTGATATTGACGCCACTTGCCGAGTATTCAAAGCCTGTCGAGTAATTCTCACTGACAATCGTCTCAGTGACCTTGCTGGTTGTTTCTGTGTGGGACGACATCGTGCCCTGCGTAAATTGAGGCACCACGGGTACGGCACTAGCTGCTGGAGCGGATAACAACAGCAGCGCTAACCAACGCATCAGTCAATTTCCAGACTGAGAACCACCTGTCCTGTTGCAGTGGTTCCAGCTCCACCAGCTGTGATTGTCATTGCACCATCAGAGGCAATCGTGCCAGCAAGGCTTCCAGCCACACCGCCTGAAGTTGTAGTGGTGTTACCGAGCATTGGAAGACTGGTGACGACACCGCTGCTTACTGAGGTGGCAGTTGGGGTTGCATCACCTTCGATGTAGGACTCGCTGTAAGAGAAGGCGTCTCCTGCTGTTGTAATGCTGTACTCACCCGGTGTATAGCCCACAGCACTACCAGCTGTGAGAGTACCGAGAACAGGAGCGGTATCGAGGCTGATATTAGAACCAGAGACAGCCAACGTGGAACCGATCCTTGACGCTTGGGATGCTGCTCCATCGACTTGGAGTTGCACAGAGGACTGAATCTTGTGGGTGATGTCTGCCTTAGCAGGCAATGCAGCTGCCAAAGTGATCCCCAATACCAAAAGTGCGCGGGTCATTTGATGCCAGCTTTGGTGTCTTTGTTGTCAACAATAGTCGGCTTCTTGTTGCCACCACCATTGTTCTTGCGCTCAATCCCAAAGGAAGCCATCGCCCCAGTCAACAAACTGGCGACGAAAGTGTTATCCATTTTCATTTGGGGGAAGATGCCCAAATAGGAAGCAGTCAACAGCGCAGCACTCCAAGCAAGCACCAAAGCCTTGACGACATCTGCCATTGAGATGCCTTCCTTTTCGTGGTTGTCCTCTGGAGTTTCTGCCATGGCGGAACAGAGCTACGCTTTAAGGGTAACTAGGCCAGGCCAATGCTTCTAATCCTCAAGCCCTTGGTCATGACGATGTGGCGCTCAAGG